GTGAGCCGTCGGGGCGCTCTCTCTCCCCGAAACCACCACTAAAATGGTAGATTATAGCAACCCCATGATACGGAGCAACTTATGACGACACCAAAAACAACGACCAAAACTTCTTCGAAATCAACGACTAAAGCTACAACTAAAACGAAACCTAAAACGAAACCTAAATCCAAGCCTGAAAAACTGGACTTGGATACATTCACGGTGAGTGCCACGGAGTTGGGCTACATCGTCGGTCTGGCGACTGCGAACATAAACCCGATGGTACAGGCTGGCGTGATAACGAAGGACGCCGACGGGAGATTCAATCTGCGTGACACGGTGAGCGCGTACTGCAAGAGGATGCGTGAGCGGAGCCAGGGGAGCGGGAAGAACAAGACCGACTTGGAACTGGAGCACATCGCGTTGAAGAACGAGAAGATACGTGAGCAGTTGAAGTCGTGGAGGATGCAACGCGACAGGGAGGTTGGGCTCGCCATCATCCAGTCGTTGAGAACCACGATGAACAGACTCAAGGACGAGTGCAAGTTGGTTCCTGCGATATGCGAGGTCATCGACGGATTCATCGACGCAATCGACAAGGTTGACATCGAATCCATCTCATACGAGATAGAAGGGGAGACGGACGACGATGAAGAACAGTAGGTTCAAGGTTGACGAGACGCCGTTTTACAACGCCGTCAGTGGGTACGTCATCGAGAAGGTATTGAGGGGGATACGCCCTGTCATCAAGGAGGACATCTGCGACTGGTGCGAGCATAACATAGACCTTTCGTTCGACCATACTTCAAGTGCGTCTGGTCTTGTCAAGTTGTACCCGTACCAGAAGGAGATATTGAGGGCTACGGACGACCCCACGGTTCAGGAGGTCACCATACAGGCTGGACAGAGGCTGGGCAAGTCGCAGTGCTGGAAGTTCAGCATGTTGAAGAGGGTGCATGACGGTGGATTGTCAGGGCTCATCGTGTATCCGTCACTAGACCTAGGGGAGCGTACCAACAAGGACACTGTGATACCGCTTCTACAGACGCTTCCTGAAGTCAGCAAGGACTTGGCTCAGAGGGGCAACAAGATGAAGTCCTCGTTCCATATACCAAGCCAATCATCTGTAATTTACTATATTGGAGGTGGTTCTGCTGTCATTTCAATGACGGCTAACTTCTGTTGCCTAGACGAATCAGACTTCGTGGAACTCAACAACAGCGACGACGAGGACAAGAACGTACAGCAGATAAAGGCTTTGCGACTCAGGATGCAGTCCTTCCGACAGCGCATGATGATAGTCTGCTCAAGCCCAACGCAGTTTGGAGGCGTCGTCCACAGGAACTGGAAGCGTGGAAGCATGGGGGAGTGGAACCTGAGGTGCCTGCACTGTGGGGAGCCTAGCCCAGTCAAGCAACTGGCGTTCTACCTAGACGGGAACAGGTGGGCTGGTCTCCAGTGGAGGAAGGACGAGAACAACGAGGTAATCGAGGACTCCATACGATGGATATGCCCACACTGCCTGCACGAGCACACATATCAGGACGCATGGAAGATGAACGAGAACGGTCTGTACATCCACCAGCGTCCGAACAACGTCCTGCACAGGTCGTTTCAGATAGGAGCCCTTGCGAACCCCCAGTTGTGGACATGGAGGGAAATCGCACAGGCTCAAGAGGATGCGATAGACGGCGACAGCAAGAAATACCTCGCCAACACGATATGTGGGGTTCCTTATGTCCACAGGGCAGAGGGGGACGCCGCCGTGTCAATCGAGGACACGAACCACTCAAGGCAGGTGGACTACCCGAAAGACCTCGCAGACAGGCTCACGCTCGTGGTGTGTGGCATAGACCGTCAGGCAAGCGAGATAGCGAACTCCAAGTACTTCGTCAGCGTGGTGCGTGGCTTCTGCGACAACGGTGATTCGTACTTGCTCTCATGTGGGATAGACCAGACGCTACAGGATGTGGAGAACCGTATCAGCCAGACGTACTACGGCAAGAAGGTGGCATTGGCACTCATCGACAACGGTGGCTTCGAGACCGACGAGGTACAGCCGTTCATAGAGTCCCATTCCAACCTGTACTGGTACAAGGGTGCCCCTGCGAAGCAGATTGACAACAAGGACTGGAAGCCATCGCAGAACGTGAAGAAGTTGTTCCTGTGCAATGCCTTGGGGTATCAGGTGCAACTGCTCGATACGCTCTATACGACAAGGACGAAGGACGGGAATCGGTGGTATCTGCCTGTCAACGTTGACACCGACTACTTCACGCAACTCTGTAATGTGCAACCAGCCAGAGCCATGAAAGACCAGAACAACTGGGCGTTCGAGAACTGGTGCGTATATGGTTCGGCTCGAAGGGACTACTTCGACTGCGAGAAGCAGATACTGTGCGCAGCCGACATAGCATGCTCGCTGTTCCCCGCCACGGCGTTTCCCGCTGGTCACAAGCCCACGTACTACGTGAAGAAGGAACTGATGAAGATGGCTCGAAAGAAGAAGACGGGAAGGGCGTAGGACGCAGAAAAGCCCCAGAGAACTCAATCTCTGGGGCTTTTCCACATTCATGCCATATTAGAGGTGCCGTCGCATAGTGCGACGACTGGACATGCTGGAACATGTCCATCACTATTCTACCATGTGAGGTGTAAAAATGGAAGAGAAAGTCCAAGAATCCGTCGCCGTCTTCAACGGCATCAAAATGAGAATCAGCAGTCTGGATGACATCTGGCTGACACAGAAGCAGATTGCGCAGATTTTCGAGACATCAAAGCAAAATGTCGGGCAACACATCAAGAACTTTTTGCAAGAACTTGATGCAGAACAAGTTGGAGTGGTTGTAAAGAAATCCTTTACAACCACTCAGCACGGTGCTATTGAGGGCAAAGACCAAACAAACGAGGTTACACTCTACAGCTTCGAGGTCATCTGCCAAGTCGGGTACCGTGTAAACACGAAGCGTGGTTTCCAGTTCCGTCAGTTCGCCACACAGGCTGTCAAGGAGAAGCTGAACAGAGACCTTCTCAACAGGGACGAGGAGATGAACAATCTAGTGGTCGAGAACGAGAAGCTGAAGGCGAAACTTGGAGACGCAGTGCTTGAAATCTCCGAGCTTGAACTTGACAACGAGTATCTCAGACAGTACGAGCCAAATGAGAATGACTATGGAAAGCCAGCCAAAAATGGTTTCCCGAGAACGACGTTCCAGAAAGGTGGTTTCAAGAGTCGTGGTGGCAGGAAGGTCGCATTGAAGCCCAAGTACGTGCAGATAGACCTTGTTGCCGTCGCAAAGTACCTTCTTAACTCATAATCTAGTCAATATAGACGAACACAAGCCCTGCTGGTAAACCAGTAGGGCTTTTTTGTTGTCATGGCAAGGCATAACGCACTTTTCGCTTATCAGCCAGCATTATGCGTGCGTAACCACTTATTCACGGAGCGCACGCATGAACGAACTCGTCAAGAAAGCATTAGACAGATTGCTGAAACGCAGGCAGATGCTACAACAGCAGTACGACCAGCTCGTAGCGGAACCTGCTTCCTACGGCATCACTGGCTCCGTCAGTGCCACCAACAGGAGCCTGAAGGAGATACGCGACGAAATCGCATGTATCGATGACAAGATTGCCAACTTCCTCGAAACTGGCACTGTCGCAGGGCTCCATGTCAAGTACCCCGACTACAGATATTCGCCTTTCGGAGGACTCCAGTAATGGCTAGACGTATTACTAAACGTGAAAAGGCACTAGCTAATGTCGTGGGGCATCTGCTCAAGAGGAGCCTCGTGGCACGCTATGACAGCCTCAATCGACAGCCCACTCGCAAGATAACCGAGATACGCACGGACTTGTCGGAAACAGAGCAGGTATTTCCTGCCGACAAGAGGATTCTCGCCTACGCCAAGTGCGACAACCTGTACGACAACACTTCGCTTTCATCCATCGTCGACACTGCCATACGCCTCACCATAGGCAAGAGGGGTGGAACCCCGTTGTTCACTGGTTCTGACGCCGAGACGATGCAACGCTGGTTTACGCAGTGGAAGCGCCATGCTGGCTACAACGAAGGCGAAAGCTACTACGAAATGCTTGCTCTCATCCTAAGGCTCGTCAAACTCCATGGAGACTGCATCGTGTGGTGCGACCCCGTCCTTACTGACGGGAAGATTCGCGTTTTCGACGCAGACCAGATATGCTCTGTCGCAGTTCCAGACTTCGAGTTGTGGAAGCGCGAGAAGGGTCTTCCCGAGTCGTGCAGGCAGGTCGAAGGCGTCGTAGTTGACGGCACTGGAAGGGTTTACGGATATTTCGTCACGATGCTCAGGAACCGTTACAGCGTCAATATCGACGAAGCCATGTTCCTGCCCATAAGCGTGTGCAGGAGAGTCGCATACCACAAGAAGCACACCCAGTACCGTGGTGAACCAAGCGCATTCCTCGCAAACGAGGAACTCACGGAGGACACCAAGAGCCTCCTGAAGAGCGAGATAGCGGCTGCCAAACTGAACTCGGAACTTCCTCTTATCGTGAAACAGCCAGAGGGCATGGACGCCGACAGCGTCTCAGACCTCATAGCAGGATACGGCTCACTCGACGAACTAGCCGAGGGCACTGGCATCAACGCAGAGGAACTTGGGCTTATCGGAAAGTCACATGACGACAAGACCTTCTTGGCATACGAGGGCAAGGCGGCTATCGCATCCGTTGCACACGGAACAGAGGTCGAGAACCTGAACAACGCCAACAGACCTTCCCCACAGATACAGAGCTTCATCGACCTGCTCAACGACACCAACGGTCGTGCCCTTGGCGTAATGTCCTGCCTGTCAAGGGGCAGAGCCGACAACTCGTACAGTTCTGGTCAGATAGAGATAGAGATTTCATGGAAGAGTTTTGAAGAAGACCAGAAGATGCTCGAACGCGACGTTGTGGACTACATCATGGAGACGCTTTACCCCAATGCAGTTTATGAAGTGTACTGGGAGAAGGCGATACAGATAGACCCCGAGAAGTGGGAGAAGACCTGCGACATGGCTCTCCGTGGTGGTAGAACCACCTACAGGGAGATTCTGGGCACCGACTGGAAGGACACCCTCAAGCAACTGGCTGAGGAAAAAGCATATATGAAGGAAATCGGCTTGACGAACATCAGCACCATGTTCAACACCGAGTCTGGCAACGAAACCTCAGAAGCCAGCACTCCATACGAGCAGGACGAGACGAAGCCGAACGAAGATACGGAGAACGACAATGCCGACAGTTAACATCAAAGGCGTCATAATGCCAGAGAACTTCTGGCTTGAGGACAACGTAGCCTGCCTTTCAGACTTCAATCGCGAGATGGCTCAGGCTGGAAACGAACTCAACCTGTATATCGACAGCCCTGGGGGAGACGTAATGACCTCCAACACCATGAGCACCATGATTTCAGAGTGGTGCCTCGCCAACCCCAACGCCAAATGCACATGCGTCATTGGTGGTCTTTGTGCTTCTGCGGCGGCTAACATTGTCGCCAAGCTCCCGTCGAACTTCACAGTCTCCTGCCACGAGGACAGCCTTATCATGTACCACAGTGCATATGCACTGGTAATGGGCGGTCCAGACGCTCTGAGGGACAATGCAGTTCTCATGGACTTGGTGAACAGCATCGTCATTGACAAGCTTCTCTCCAAGACCACTCTGGACGAGACACGTGTTCGCACAGCCTTCAAGGAAGGTCGTGAGATGTGGCTCGACGGCAAGGAAGCCGTGGCATGTGGTCTGGTGAACAAGATACGTGGTGGACAGGCTGACACCACCGTAATAACAGCCACGTTTACAAACAACTCGAATGCAGAGGCGTACAAGTACGCCGCCTGCGTCACAAACACAATCAAGTCAAAATTGGAGGCTCACATGGCAGAGGAAAACAAGCCAGAGGTCGAGGAGACCGAAGCCAAGGCGACAGCCGAGGCAACATTGGAAGCCCAAGCCGAGGTAGTTGCCGAGGCTGTGGAACCCGAAACCGAAGAAGAGGCGAAAGCCGAATGTGGTGATGAAGAGACCAAGGCAGAGGTCGAGACCGAGGACGAACCCGAGGATGAGACCGAGGCTGAGGAGGAGGACGATGAAGTGAAGGCTCTCAAAGCCGAGAACGATGCTCTCAAAGCTGAAGTCGAGTCCCTCAAGGCTCTCGTTGCCAAGTACACGCCGACAGCCAGCCCGACTGCCCAGAAGACAGTCAAGAGCGACTGGCTCACCATGGTTCGCGAACTCAACGCGAAGCACCTGCCAGAGGCAGAGTATGCCAAGCAGTACACTGCCCTGAAGGCAGAGCACAAGGTTGAGTTCGATAATTTCATGTCATCCCATACCGTTCGATAACAACAACATACAACATAGGAGTATCTACTATGGCTGGAGAAATCATCAGACGCCCTGACCTCGAAGCACAGGAAGTTTCCTTCCCGGACTACGTTGGTTCCAAAATTTATCCTTTCCTTGGAAAGGCACAAATCGCTGGCAAGCTCTACTACCAGAAGTACAAGAGCGACATCAGCGCCCAGTACAACCGCAACCACGCCGCCCTCGGCGACATTACCCAGACGGTTATCGCGGCTAACGACATGTCGTTCGCCTGCGAAGAGCTTAGAGCCAGAGTTGCAATGGGTTACACCCAGCGCATGGGCTATTACGACAACGAGCACGCCGACCTCGCACAAGGTCGTCTCGCAAAGCGCGCCTTCTTCAACAAGATTGAAGGTTTGACAGCCGCCAAGCTGTTCGACGCAACAGGCGCAGTTGACGGAACCACAGACCCCGTTTCCACCATCGACACGCAGGTTGAACTGCTCCGTGACTGTGGTATTGGTCGCGTTGCGCTCGTCACCAGCAATCACAACAAGGTTTTGCTTAAGTCGAATGCCACCATCGCCGACCGTATGAAGTCCACTGGTCTGGGCGCATACGACCTGCGCGAAATCCGTAACGTTGGCGACATGAACCTTGCTGCTGCCCTCGGCGTGGACGAGATTCTCACCATGAAGGACGCCATCGGCTACGCTGGCGTGGCTGGTGC